TTTAGGTAAAATACATTACCTGTACCTCCACCACCATATAAAGCACCCGAAGCTACAGTTACTGTAAATGTTTCTGTAGCACCATGAAATGAACAGGAGTTAGCTATGCCTATGTAGTTTTCTGTGGTGAGGTTTGTTGGTACTGCACTTGTATAAGCTATCGCAGTTCCGTAATTACTGTTTCTCATGTTTCTAAAAACACTAATTGTTTTATTAACATTGCTATCAAAAATATTTTCTACAGCATGGTTTGATGCTACTGTGCTATCCACAGGTGAATAACCACCTCCATCAAGAATTATGGAAGAGCTTCCAAAACTAATAGATGTACCACTTACAGTTCCATCAATTATTCTTAGATCAGTACCAGCATAATCTCTATAAGAAATAACAATTAAGTTATCGTTACTATTAAAAGTAGTGTCTGTTCCATAGTTTGATGTACTCTGTACTACTACAGCAGTTCCAAAAGAAATAGATGTACCACTCACAGTACCAACTATAGCTGTAACATAGTCACTATTTCCTGTATCATGGTATGCTATTACTGTTTTTTGGTTGCTTGTATCGTGTGCTAAACTTATCCATCTTGAATCAGCAGACTCAAATACTGCCTCAGAACCAAAACTTATAGAAGTACCTGATACCGTTCCTACAATAGCAGTTCCATACTCTGAGTTTCCTGCATCAGCATAGGCAATAATAACTTTATTATTTGTGCTATCAAAAGCTGAATTAATATAACTTGTACCAGCACCATTAAACTCAGCAGCACTTCCAAAACTTATGCTAGTTCCAGAAACTGTGCCAACAAAGGCTTTACCTTTACCACTATCTCCCACATCCCTTGCTGCAACAACAACTTTATTATTACTGCTGTCAAAAACTATAGCAGCACTTTCTTGGGTGCTTGAACTTAAATAAGTAGCAGCACTTCCAAAACTTATGCTGTTGTCACTAGAATCAACTGTTCCTACTTTTGCAGTTCCGTATCCACTGTTAGGGACGTAAGTTATTACAACTTTATTATTACTGCTATCAAATGTAATTCCAGAAGTAGAAGTATTTTCACTTGAATATACTACAGCAGTTCCAAAAGATATTGAACCATTTGATGCAACTGTTCCTACAATAGCAGTTCCATACCCACTATTATCTTGATCTCTGAAAGAAATAACTATTCTATTATTACTACTATCAAAAGCAATACGAGGTGTTTTAGCGTCAGCAGTTTCAAATACAACTGCTGTAGCTACTGATGCTGTTTGACCACTAACCACACTCACAGTACCTGCACTATTAACTACAACAGGCTTACCATTAGCTATAGCACCAGATGCAATCGCTCTGTATTTACCTTTTTCTGTTGGTGGTACTGTACGCATCTTTACCCTTTCACCAATAATTTAGTAGCAGACAGTGCTGTTCCTGCTGTTACAGCATCTGTTGATAGTGAGCCTGACACATCGTTTGCGTGACTATATAGTTTGATAGTGCCTACACCGCTATTATCTCTATAATTAATTACAGTTCTTTTGTTGCCACTATCGTATTCAACATTTGACTGTAATGCTCTACCACTATCTAACACTGTCTCTGAACCAAAACTAGGTGTCGTTCCAGATATACTAGCAGTTACATATTTGCCTTTATCACTATCACCATCATCTTTATATGCTATTAGAAACTTATTTACATCAGTATCAAAAGCTAGATCCATCTCTGATGTGTTTGCATCGTGAAACTCAACAGCCGAACCGTAACTAATACTTGTTCCTGACACTGTTCCTACTATACCAAAACCGTCATCAGTGGCTTGATCTTTATATATAATTAAAAACTTATTATTAGAACTATCGAATGCTAGTTTGTTACTACTACCACCGTTGTCAGCAAACTTAGCTTCTGAACCAAAACTAATTGATGTACCACTCACTGTTCCTACAATTCCATAATGATGAGTAGCAACGTATGCAACTACAACTTTATTATTAGAACTATCAAACGCAATGTCTATGTTAGTTGAGGATGCACTTTTAAAAACTTGAGCAGTACCAAAACTTATATCTGTGCCTGATACAGTTCCGACAATAGCTGTACCATAACCACTATTTCCATAATCAGAATATGCTATAACTACCTTATTAGCATTACTGTCAAAAGCTACAGATGCTAGTCTTGAGTTACTATCAAACTGCACAATCGTACCATAACTTATTGACGTACCACTTACAGTACCAACTACAGCTTTACCATTATTACTATCTGCACCATCAGAGTACACGATAACTACTTTGCTATTAGAACTGTCAAATGCTACTGCAAAGTTTTCTGTGTTATTACCATCCTCAAACTGTGCAAAACTTCCAAAAGATACAGTGTCATTACTAGTATCTATACTTCCAACAATAGCTTTACCTACACCAGTATCACCATCTCTTCCTGCTATGACTATTCTATTATTTGCAGTATCAACTGCCATTGCAGGGCCAGTGCTAATAGCACCATATGTAGATGCAGAACTAAGTGATTCAGTAATATTAGTAGTCAACTGCAAATCACCATTCTTATCCACAAAGAATGTCTGCCCTGCTGTCAGTCCACTTTGATTCTCATCTATTGCACCTTGAGTATTCACAAGAACTTTAGCACCGTCTGCTGCTGCATGTGCTGATGTACCTATGAAGTTTTCTGTGGTTAGTTGTTCATTTGAATAAGCAGTTTTATGTACAATAGCTGTTAGATAATTATTGTTCCCACCATCAGCATAAAAAGTTACAACAGCGTTTTGACTGCTATCGTATGTAGAGGTTACATAGTCTGGTTGATCTTCATCTAAAACTGTTTGTGAAGCACCAGCAGCATGATCAGCCGTACCAGTTGTTCCAGACATTGTTAAAACTGTTTTACTTACCTGGCTGTTAGTGTCGTTTCTATTGATAATTACCATTCTCTTTGCAAGAGTATCATATACAGCTTCTGGTTGATAAATACCGTCATTAGTATACTGTGCTATATCTGTAGGAAAACTAATTGCTGTTCCTGATACAGAACCTATTATATATTGTCCTTGGTTCACAGAGTCAGCAGCATGATTTGTAAATAAAGTTGTTCCTGTATCTGGATTATGTGCAACATAAATATCATTTGTTGTGCCAGATCTCCATACAACTTCAGTTCCAAAACTTATAGATGTTCCACTTACAGTTCCAACAATAGCTGTTCCATAACTGCTATTACCATTGTCTCTATATCCAATTATAACTTTATTGTTTGTGCTATCAAAATCAGAGTGTGTTTCTTTAGTGTTGCCAGAATTAAAAACTGTTGCGCTTCCGAATGAAATGGATGTACCACTTACCGTTCCTACTATGGCAGTACCATAATCTGAATTACCTTCATCTTTATATGCTATGACAACTTTATTATTACTACTGTCAAATACTATGCTTACCTCTTCAACAGCAGCACTTTCAAATACAGCAGCAGAACCAAAGCTAATACTATTGTCAGATGGGTCTACTGTTCCAACAATAGCTGTGCCGTATTGACTATTACCTTTGTCTTCCCAAGCAATAACAACCTTATTGTTTGAACTGTCAAAACAGATGTCCATATTGTTATTGTTGCCAGAATTAAACGCAACAGGTGTACCAAAACTTATGGAGGTTCCAGAAACAGTACCCACAACAGCAGTTGCTACTCCGTCTGAGCCACCACCATGATTTCTATAAACGGCAACTACTCTGTTACTATTACTGTCAAACGTAGCTCTTGTGTCTCTATTTATATGGGCTACAACTTGTGTAGCAGAACCTGTACTTGCAGTTCCAGAGTCAATGAGGGTTGACGTAACTGTACCATCAGTATTGACAATCAACGGCTTACCAGCAGCAGATATTGCACCACTGGCAGTAGCCGTTATTTGTCTTGATAATGTTGGATCGTTACCGACAATACGCATGAGTAGTATTAGTCCTCATCTCTTGGATCAACAAAGTCAGAGTTTGCAGACCATGTAGTACCGTCAAACTTATACTTGTTGCCGTACCAATCTGAAGGTGCGTTATCTACATCTTCATGCAACGTTGCATTGCCACTGTTGAGATCACCTATATAAAACTCTACAGGATCACTACCTACAGTGATTTTATCAGAAGCCATGCTGACTGTTTTATCGTCAGCGAATAAGTACTTTGATATTTTAGTTGAGTTTTCTATTATTGTTTTTGACATTGTTTGTCTATCCTTTCACAATTAAATCAGTGCCTGAGATTGCTGTACCAGCGATTACTGATGGACTATCTGCACTGGTTGATAATGTTCCATCTGTTTGTACGAAGTATTGTTGTCCTATGGTGAGATCTGTAAGTCCACCAGCAACATCTAATACTCTAAACTTACCATCAGAACTATGTCCGTACTGCATGACAACTTTATTAGAGTTACTATCAAAAACTATAGATGTTCCTTCGTTAGCATCATTTTCTGAAACTACTACGGCAGTATCAAAGCTAATATCAGTGCCAGATACTGTGCCTACAGCATAGGTTGTATAGTCACTATTAGCATCATCTTCATACACAACGACAACTTTGTTAGTTGCGCTATTAAAAACTATAGATGTAAACTTAACTGCTGCATCTTCAAACTTTGTAGGTGTTCCAAAAGATATATCTGTGCCACTAACTGTACCTACAACTGCATATCCCTTATCACTATCTCCACCTGCCATATATGAAAATATAACTTTGTTAGCATTAGTATCAAAAGTTGCACCTACATATCTAGGCTGACCACTACTATGAAAAGTAGCTACAGAACCCCAACTAATAGAATTATCTGATGAATCAACAGTGCCTACATAAGATTGACCGTGAGAACTAGCTCCTCTAACACCTACAACTACTTTATTAGAATTACTATCGAATGTTACATCAAAGTAAGAATAGTTAGCACTAGCTATAACAACAGGTGTTCCAAAAGATATTGATGAACCGCTTACTGAACCAACAACAGAGGTAAAATAATAACTATTACCTGAATCCTTATATACAAAAACAACTCTGTTACTGTTGCTATCAAAAGTACTTTGTATAGAGTAGGGTCTTCCTGATTCAAACTCAACTTCTGAACCAAAACTAATTGATGAACTTGATACTGTGCCTACAACTGCTTTGCCTTTATTACTATCTCCAGTATCAACGTAGGCAAGTACCACTTTGTTTTCATTGCTATCAAAAACACATGATAAAGTATTAACGGAATATTGAGAATCAGTAAAAGAAGCAGGAGTACCAAATGAAATAGAATTACCGCTTACAGTTCCTACTACTGTTTTAGTCTCACCTGCACTTGCATCTACATAGAAAACAACCACTTTATTATTACTACTATCAAACGTCATTGAGGTACTATCTTCATTAGCTATGTTTTGTCCTAAACCGACTTCACTTCCAAGTGTGTCACTTGTTGTAGTATCTTGTATATTATCTCTAGCTATACTGTTAGCTGTTTGTATTGTGGCTACTGCACCATTAGCAACAGCATCTTTTGCAAAGCCTATGAAGTTTTCTGAGGTAAGGTTTGCACTTGATGGATTATAAACTATTGCAGAAAGATTACTTGATGGAGCAAATCCAGCAACAATCTTTTCATCATTGACTGTAGTTCCATAAATAAAACTAACTGCTGTAGAATCAAGTTCTGTTGAAGAACCAAAGGTTATAGTAGTTCCTGATGTTGATCCCTTTATTGCAGCAGGTTTAAGATCATCATTTAAATAAGCAACAACAAAGTCATTTTCAGTAAACTTTGTTACAGAGGGCCATATACTACCTTCGTCACTGGCTCTAAATACCACAGGTGATCCTAAAGTTATGCTAGTGCCTGATACCGTTCCAGCAATAGCTGTAGCATAGTTGTTTCCAGTTCTGTCATCATTGTAAGCTATAACAAATTTAGTGTCACTCAATGCTGCAATTGTGTGCCTAATAACTCTACTAGCATCGTACTGTGTAGCAGATCCGAATGATATAGAAGTACCCGATACTGTGCCTACGATAACTTCTCCATCTTCTGGAGGAGAACTTGGAGTATCTGAATAAGCTATAACAATCTTAGTTGAACTTAATGCACCTATTGCAGCATATTTAGAAGAGTTTGCTGTAGCAAAAGTTGCAGGAGATCCAAAAGACAAACTTGTACCTGATACTGTTCCTACGATTGCTTTAGCTTTACTGCTATCAGAAGCGTCTTCAAAAGCAATTACAAATGTTGTATCAGTCAAACGAGCAGCATTACCAAAGTCGTTCATGCTTGTTTGACCTGCTTCAAACTGAGCAACAGTTCCATAAGTTATACTGTTATCTGACGCATCTACTGTGCCAAGCACAGCTTTTCCTTTGTTTCCGTCACCACTATCTTTATATACAAGTACAAACGTAGTAGAAGTTAAGCCAAGTACATCAAAGTTTTCATAATTTCCGTATGAGGTAGAAGATACACTGCCGTAAGAAATAGATGAATTTGAGACTACTCCTACTACTGCTGCTCCATAATAACTATTGTTTTGATCTCTAGCAAATCCTACAAACTTTGAAACACCTGGCAATCCTGTCAAATAAGGCCCACCAATATTACTATCAAAACCTGCATCAGCTACACTTCCAGTACTTGCAGCAGTAATACCTGTTTGTGCAACAGTACCATCAGCATTAACTATAACTGGCTTACCTGCTGTTATAGCACCAGATGCCGTTGCTACTACCTCTGAGTCAGAAGCTATGTTGCCAACAACCCTCATCTAAGTTCCTTACGATAGTTCTTCGTATGTAATCGTGTAGGTCAAATCGTTAGCTGCACTTGCAGTAACACCAAGAGATGTGTCTTCTTCTAAGTACATTCCAACGTCTTTATCTATTGCCACTAAGAATGAGTTAGGTGCTACAGACACTGCATTTGCATACACGACTGCTGTACCTGCTATGTCATCTTGTGGGTAGATACCTATTGTTATCGTAGCTGCTGCTGAAGCATCTACGTTAGATATTACTAAACTATTTACTTTCATAACTTTACCAGAAGATGCAGGATTGTTTAGTGCATTAACTGCTGAAGTTCCTGTAAGTAACGCTGTATCTGTCTTTGCCGTAATAGTAGCGACATTGACAATATTAGGTGCTGCCATTTTTTATATCCTTTCTATTAACCAAATACCATAGCCATCGCAATGGCCTTGCCTGTTGACGCTGCACTATTTAATTGCGTTTGAATATTACTAGTTACGCCATCTAAATAATCATATTCTGTACTAGTTACACCTGTATCATATAATGATTTAAGATAGTTTAATTCAGTCACAGAACCAGTGTATCCGTCTAATGTATTTAATTCAGCAGTTGTAGATGTAACACCGTCTAGGATATTTAGCTCTGCACCAGTAGCTGTAACTGCTGTACCTGCATAGTTTAAGTTACCTGCTGCTATATTTACTTCACCAGTTCCTTTTGGAGATATATCTATGTCTACGTTTGAATCGTCACCCATCGCACCGATAACAACAGCGCCACCTGTTGCTGCGTTAGTTATCTCTATTGCGTTTACAGCAGAACTAGCAGTCTGTAATACTACAGCTTCATTACCATTTGCATCTGCTATAAAACCACCATCAGCTATTTTAGGTGCTGTCAAGGTTTTGTTTGTTAAAGTTTTAGTCGTACCTGCAAAGTAAGTATCAAACGTATCTACAGATGTTTGTCTCATCGTACCTGCATCATTGGTAACAATACCGTCACTACCTGCAACTGCTGTAGTTCCTACTGAAGTATCACCATCAGAGGATGTATTTATTTCCGCACCTGTTGCTGAAACTCCCTCTACGTTTTTGTTTGCATCTACATATGCTTTGATGCTTTGTTGTGTAGCTAATTTAGTTGCACTATTAGAAGTCATGTCATCTTCATCAGCTATATCTGTAATAGTTACAGTACCGTCTGACAAACTTCCAAAAGTTACAGTGCCTGTTGTAGTTATGGCAGATGAACCATTATTTATTGCACCAAACCCTGTAGAAATACTACCACTGTTTAATGCACCAGTAGTAACTAGGTTTGGCATAGCTGTTATTTCATCATCAAAATATGCAGCTAAGTCTGTAACTGCAACCTGTTTCATTGTTCCAGCATCATTGACAACTACTCTATCTGCATCAGCTATTGTGGTACTTGTTGCTGATGTATCACCATCCATAACATTTAGTTCAGTAGCGGTAACTGTAGCACCATCAAGTATATTTAACTCTGATGCTGTTGATGTAACACCATCGAGTATGTTTAGTTCTTCTGGTGTAGAGGTAATCTGCGTTGTGCTTACAGCTGCTAATACAGGTATTGTACCAGATTGATTAGGTAAGTTAATTGTACGATCAGCAGTAGGATCTACTATAGTAAGTGTAGTCTCATGGTCATCAGCAGTAGCACCCTCAAATACGATTGCATTAGCTGCATTCATAGTAACTGTGTCTACTACTGTTTGTGTCCCTTGAACAGTAAGATTACCTGAAACAGTTAGGTTATCACCTATAGTTACTTCAGAAGTACCATGTCCTATTGTTATTGCAGTGCCAGATATTCCAGTGCCTATAGATACTGATTCACTACTATTGGCTGTATCAACAATAAAATATGCATCTGATCCTTGCTTAATTGTAAATGCAGTGGCTGAGTTATCTGTTACTGCTACATTAATATCGGTATCATCAGCAGAAATAGAGTCAAGGGCAATATCACCTACGTTAGTTATGTTACCATCACCTACGCTAAGTGCAGTAGCACTAAGAGTTCCAGCTAATGCAGTGTTAGCTCCAGTAAATGTAGCAGCAATAGTAGAACCAGATTTAATTATTAAGTTACCACTATTGTTTGTTAATGCACCGTATTGTGTACCGTCATCCTTTAATACTATATCAGCACCACCTGCATCTAGGTTAATATCCCCTGCGACATCTATTGTCATGTCACCAGAAGATAATGCTATGGTTGTACCATCTATGTTAAAGTTATCTATATCAATACCAGCATCAGCAGTAATCTTACCAGTAACTCCTAGTGTACTGCTCATGTCTACAGCACCGTTTATATCTATTGTAGTACCGTTTATTTCTACTTCACTATCTGATACAAGGTCTAATACACCATCAGCAGATTGATGTATATAAGTACCGCTATCGCCAAACTGTAGTTGATTAGTACTGTTTAGTAAAACACCTGTATCAGCCACATGAGTTAGTGTAACATCTTGATCATCACCTAAATTAATTACTGCACCATCAGCAAGAAACAGATCACTAAACTCTAAAGAGGATGTACCTAATGCAGCACCATCAGAAGCATCAGGAACAAATGCAGTTGTGGCAGTTATTGTAGTCCCTTGTATTGTGCTTGATCCAGTTAAAGCACCAGTAACACCTAATGTACCAGCTACAGTAGCATTATCATCTACAGTAAGAGTATCTATTTTAGCAGTGCCATCTAAATGAAAATCTTTAAACTGTAGTGACGTAGTGCCTAGATCTATATCATTACTAGTTATGGGAACTATCGCACCATCTTGAATACGAATTTGTTGCACAGAAGAAGAACTTACCTCTGTATAAAACTCAATGTGATTATTTGATGTATCTATTAGTATTTTATTGTTTTGATCAGCATCTGCAATACGATCTATAGGTGGACCTTCTGCTGCTGTACCGTCATGTGAGTGACCAGTAGAGTTATTAAAGGCTGCTAATATTTGGTTTAGTTCTGCGTTAATTGGTGCTGCTGATATAATCTCACCACTAACGATCTGCGCTGCTGATTGCCTGGTATATCCTGCCATTATCTATATCCTGCATCTTGATAAGTAATCGAGAACCCACTAATACTATATGGTGATTGAGTTCCTGTCGATGTTATAACCAAGGATATCGCTCTCCCTGATCCTTGGATGTTCGACTCTAGTACTGGACTAGTCGAACCATCATATCTAAAAGTAGCATCAAATGTGCTTGCTGTTGTTGTATATCTCGCTAACGAACCTGCTGTTGTAATAGAATACGTGCTTGGGTCTGGTGTGTTAGGATCATCCCAATCATACGCTATACCTAAATTAATTGTAGATTCACCTTCTGGCCTGGTAAATAATGTGACATGCTGAAATATTTTGCGTTTTTCGGTAGAGTCGAAATATAAAAATGGCGATGCATAAACAGCAGTAACATCAGCAGTATCGAATGTACTACCAGTTTCTTGTTTAAATATTTCACCATCTCCATCACCATGTAAAACTACCTCAACATTATTTATTAAACCACTAGTAGCAACGAATGCTCTTATACCTAATAACTCTCCAAACTCCCAACCAACTCTTCTATCTGCAAATCTAAGACCACCTATTATACCTGCTGTATCTGCTGCTGATGTTGTAGTTTTTGGAAAAAAATATCTAAATTGAGATTTATTATTAATAACAACAGCAGACATATTAGCTAAATCATGTGTGCTTGGTAGTGATTGTAGTAGTTGTTGCACTGGTTTAGATATAGTTTCAAGTTCAACGTCACCTATTCTAGCTGTACCTTGTATAGGGCGAATACCATCAGCAGCTAAGAATAATACGTCACCACCTAATTCTATAATACTATCTGTTGCAATGCAACCAATATTATTTGTTACCTCTGATAAAGCAAAGTCAGATGAGCTTGATCCTGTTAATCTTTTAATTTTATTTTTACCAAATACAAATAAACTGTCTCTAAACTTTGCTATTCCTGTAACATCAAATCCTACATTTATACTTCCTGATCCACTAGCAGATCTAAATCTATTATCAGTATTAGGTTCACTAAATAATAACTTATTTGGTCCTAATCCTGTTGTTGGAAAACCTGCATAAAACTGATGGTTTTTAAAGTCTGTACTAAAAGATGCACCTGTTGGATTTGCATCATCACTAGTTGTATGATTACTAAAAGTAGTTCCATCAAATCTAGCAGGAGTATTTACACCATCACATAGTATAACTGATTCTGTTCCTGTAAAAGAGTTAAAAGAATGTCTAACTTTGTTTACACCTATAGAAGATCTAAAAGAATGTACTTTAGTAAAACCACTTGTAGTATATTTCCAAATACTATAATATTGACTATATATTGCTGTTACAGAGGAGCCACCGCCAGTAGCACTACTTGTAGCATTAGAAGTAAATGATACTGTATAACTATTTGCATCAGGTACACTAACGACTGTCATTTCTACAGAGTTAGGTGTTATTCCTCCTACAGCAGAGCTACCTGAGAATGTTACAAAATTACCCACAGATAATCCATGCGAGGTATGTGATACTGTTATTGTTGCACTACCATTAGTAACTGTGAAAGGATTAGCACCTAATGATTGAGTTTTGTCTAGTGCTTTAAAAGTAACTGAACTTCCACCACCTGCACCACTACCACTTGCATTAGATGTAAAAGTAACTGTGTAGCTATTTGCATCTACTACAGATGCTATGGTCATTTCAACATCATTCGGTGTTATGCCATTAACAGCAGCAGACCCTGAAAATATAACTCTATCGTTTACTGCTAATCCATGACTAGTATGTGCTACGGTAATCACTGCACTGCCACTGCTAGTAGTAAATGGATTAGAACCTAATGAACCTGTGAAATCACCACTATTTCTTCTAACAGCATATGGTACACCATCTAATATCCAAAGACCTATTACTTGACCTAAACCTGATACACTACCAAAACTAGAATCAAATGCAGTATATCCATTTATTCTTCTATATCCACCAAATTGAGATATCTCCATATTCAACATTCGGAGTGCAGAACCTGGGTTTTGTATTGCTAATGATAAAGCATCTTCATTAGTAAACAGTCCACCTTTTGATAGAACTGTTACGTCTTTTAAAGCATCTACCATTATATATTACCATGTGGTACGTTTATCAATCTGCTAACTCTAGTATCTCTAACGTCTGTAAATCTGTTAATTAGTATTGTACGCATTCTATCTACACCATCTTCAAATCTTTGTCTAGCTATAGCAGATTGTTGAGCATTATCTCTGAACATATAACAGTGGTATAATGCACCATCTATTACTACGTGTTTAAATGGATCAGGTACAGACATAGTATCAGTAGAGTTAGTCATGTCAGATGCAAATGCAAAGTAACTAAAGCTTACGCCATACGTAGCATCTGGTCTAGGGGTAAAACCAACTTTATTATCTAATGTTCTATAAACATAAATAGGCTGATCAAAATCACTTGTGGTTGCTTCAGCATCTCTTTCATAGAATCTTCTTATAAATGTATCATAGTCAATAAGTTTTAAATTACGTGCAGAATGATTGTTGTCTGAGTCAAAATCAATTCTAAATGAATCCCAATCTGCTATCTTATAATCAGCAGGTAAAGAATACTCTTGTTGGCCTATAACAAGTGTCAAAGAACCAGCAGTAAAATTAAATGGGAACTCAAATTCTTTTTGTGATATCTCTTGGATTGATGAATTTATTGCGTCTTTTACTTGGGCGCGAAAACCTGTTGCTGTATCAAAATCAGTCGCAGTTAATTCGACTTCGTTTAATCTACGTAAGGTATCATTAACTAATGTAATAAAAGTAGTAGCCATATCATATCCAAAAACAAGATAAAGGGGTAGCCCAAGTTAATGAACTACCCCAAAATCAATTAGGCTAGGGTATCCCTAGCAGCAGCTACAGGTTCTGCACCCTGTTCATTGAGATCAATAACAGTAGCATAAACCCTAATTCTGCCAGTAGAAGGCGCTGCACCAGCAAGTTTAACATCAATCGTATCAGTCGTAGAAACAAACTGTGTATACGTTGAAGCAGCCGAACCAACAACAGTGTTAGTTTGACCATTAGAACCTGCTGCACAGAAACCTGTTGACGTTACGTCTGCACCATCAACGATATCATCACCTGCTGCAAAATCAATATCAGCAGTTACAGAAGAGTTAAATGCTTTCATAACTTCTGCACCAGCGTTAAGTACGAGTACTCCTGCTGGTATTTCTAGAAGTTGAAAGATATCTCCGTCTGCACCTGAGTATCCTTTTGCAACCATGTCATCGATATCAAGAGTAGCTTCAATGTTATACATTACGTGACTATCTTTTTTAGATGGTAAAGCAGCAAT